ATCCTGGAGCGTAGACCGGACATTATGGCTCCGACTATGACTAAGGATTACAAGACCTATAAGAACGACTTTGAGTGTTCACTAGGTGAAAATCAAGTGTCTATATCCGAGGCGGACATGGAGCGCATTCAACACATGTACAATTCTACATTGAGAAACGAAGCACTAAAAAAGGTGTACGACCTATACGATCCTTATGAGGTGTGGGACGAATATTCGTTTCTAACAACCGAGCCCGATCTATTTGACCTAATGTATAGAGTCAGACCCGATCGTCTCTTAGTAAGGAACGAGGAGCCTCTAGCGATCATAGATTGGAAGTCGTGCCGAGACGCTTCGCACAAATCCTTCAAGTCTGACTTCTTTAAGTTCAGATACGATCTACAAGCTGCTTTTTATTGTGACGTGCTAGAAATTCCTTTGTATAACTTCTACTTTGTTGCAATAGAAAAAGAGTTTCCATATAATACGGCTGTATACTCTCTAGACGAGATGACACAGACAAATGCGATGCAGGAGCTAAACGTAATTAAGTACCGCATCGGTGAATGGAAGAAAAACCCAACCCCCGAATCAACCGGGATCGAAAACGCAAATGAAATAACACTATTATGAGCACAGAACAAAATACACTTAAATTACTAGCAGAACGATACCGTTTAACCGGTAAAGATTTCTTTAAGCACCCGTACCAAGGGTTCATTATTATTACTCGAACCGGTGTAGAAAAGATAATGGCGCACGACAAGATTACCGTAACCTACGAGGTTGTGCCCGAACTAACTGAGGGACAAGAAAATTGTTGTATTAAGGCTACTGCCGAAAAATTAGATGCAAATGGTGAGGTATACACCGTAGAGTCTTATGGAACAGCCAATCACTATAACTGTCCCGTAAAAACCAAGAAAACAGGTGGTTCCCTACCGCATTACCCGGTAGAGACCGCTGAGAAAAGAGCGAAGGCTCGTGCCGTACTACAAATAACCGGATTCTACAGCGAAGGGGTCTTTTCTGAAGACGAATCAGATGATTTCAAAAGAAAATGATCCCAGCCCTAATAACAGCCCTTATCATCGTCTCCGTGGTGGTAGGGGCTTCTTTATCTTATGAGCAAACAAAAAGGTCGCAGAACCGTCATTAAAGCTATAGCCTTCTTTCACGACAAAGGAATGATCGTGGATGAGGTAGAGCTGGGTGGACGCTTTCGAAAATCCAAAGACTTATTCGCTGGACTCTGCACAAAGTGTTGGAACCTAGAATGTTCGTGTAACGAATCTAGATTCGATGGGTTCGATATTATAGCGATGGATGGGAGTAACGTTTGGCTCGTACAAATAAAAACGAACAAACCCCCCACACAAAAACCGTATATTCGTTTTGCTAGAAAGTTTGCTAGTAGATATATTAGGGTTCTTGCAATGACGTGGTATGACCGCAAGGGATGGGTCACCCACACATTTAACAAAAATGGAACCGTAACTAAAAGAGATTTAAGAAAAACTAATGAGAAAAAAGATGACACTAAATGAACTGCACATATTAAAATTATTACAAGATCAAGGAAAGGCTTCCTATAAAGACATAGAGCCTATAATGACCATAGGGGGTCACGACAAGTATTGGACGACCTTTTCAACGATATGTAGCTTGATACAGTCGGGTGTAATGGTCTCTGATAACAAGCACCCGTCTACCTATTCACTAACCCCATACGGAAGAGTCAAGGCTAAGGAACTTCTATGAGCGAATTAGACCAAAGGCACTTAGAGGAAGTGCTGGTTGGTACGCTCATTGCTAGTAGAGAATATAGAGACCTTATATTCAATGTAACGGACGCTACCCACTTCCCTAACCTACATCCTATTTACTTAGAAGCGTGCGAGCAACACGCAGAGGGCATTCTGTTCAATGAGGATACCCTAGCAGCTAGGCTAGACAATTATAGCTGTGATTACCTTCTTGAGTTACAGATGCACCAGCGCACTTCTGAGCACGACATCAAGGGGTACGCTCGTATCCTGAAGGACACTGCTGATAGGCGAAGACTAACTAAGTCACTGACCCAGGCTACCCAACTTGCTCATAACCCGTCCACTACGATGGATGAGTTAATGATGCAGATAGATAAGCTAAGTGGCGAACTAGACGAGGCAACTCCGGTAGATGCACTTACTCCAACGCAAATCTTCGAGCGAGAACAGTCTCAGCCCAAAAAGGAAAAGCTAGTTACCGGTGAGCAAAAAATAGATAATCAACTGTATCAACACGTTGGTCTGCACAAGGGCGATATAAACGTGATACTAGCCGACTCCGGACACGGAAAGACCCAATGGTCAACGTTCCTAGCCTCTAGGTTAGCCGTACAGGGCTATCAAGGTTTGTGGTTCCAAATGGAAGATTATGATGTGAACACGGCTACTCAGTTAGCCCTACAAGCAGTATCTCACGCTGATAACGTGCGCATAGTGGATACCACCGATGACATAGATGAAATCAAACGTCTGTGCCGTCTAGCAAAAATTGAGGGTGGTCTAGACTTCGTGGTCATTGACTATGTGCAAGAGGTGTATGCTCAAGGCAGGTTCGATTCGAGAACCCTGGAGATTAACTATGTAACCAAAATACTAAAGCAGATAGCAAAGGAACTCAACGTGTTGGTCATCGTACCTAGCCAAGTTACCATATCCGAATACAACCGATCCGGCTGGCAGCTAGAGCCTAAATACAAGGACGCTCAATGGGCGCAAGTTATTAAGAACGTGGCTCATTGTATGACCTCAGTTTTTCGACCTAACATGGTCGAGTCCCTTATCCTGATGGATGCACTCGGAAATCTAAAAGTAAAGGGGTGGAGAGACGGTGACGTTCACGCATATGAGAGTGTGTTCGTTAAGGTTGTGAAGAGCAGGCGAGGTCAGCTTACACATGAACGAATTAAGATGCTACACCACAAAGATCTAGGGCTAAAAATTTAGTTATTGACTTTATTCACTCACTTATGTACATTTAAACTTCAACTATAACATAATTAAAAGAAAAATGGCGACAATAATTAATGCGTCTATAGACGTAACAAAAATCCCAAAAGAATCGTTAGTAGTAGGTAAAAAAGGCACGTATGCCAACGTTACCGTATTTATTAATGATGAAACCAGGTTCGGCAACAATGCGAGTATTGCTATGAGCATGTCTAAAGAAGAGCGAGAAGCTGGAAAGGAAAAAATTTGGCTTGGTAATGGCAAGGTAGTATTTACCGAAGGTGCTGTTACCGTTGCAGAACGAGAAGATCAGGATGTTTCTGCAGCAGCTACCGAAGCGGCATTGCCGTTTTGAGTAAAGGACGATGAGATTGCTATGATGATATATAAAAAACTTTGCTGATAGCAGTTTTCATTTGTCTCTTAATACATGGATAGTGGGTGTGAAAGCCTCTATCCTTTTTCGGTAGGGATACCGATACCTTAACTTAACTATATTTATAACTTTTTAGTTTTTCGCTTCAAGTTATAGGCATAGTACTGTTACGATGATATGAAAGAGGGGCTTGTGCGAGCAACGCCCCTTTTTTTATTAGTATATTTTTACTATATTAGCAGTGGTTTAGTCTGAACACCTAAACTTCATGTTTGTAATTTTGTTACTGAGAGAAATTGTTTGAAGCCCCACCTGATCAGTGGGGTTTTTTATTGGTATTGATATTTTGGTGGTAACTACCTAGATTTTATCATTTAACTAACAAAATGCGTATGTACTACGATTATTTTAGCATTAAAGAATTCTTAGTGGATAGGGTCATGGTTAATGTTCCTATTCACGTAGTTGATAAGATAGAGAAGTACCACAAGCCTATAATTAACCAAATACGGCACAAGATAGGTCAACCCATACAAGTATCCCAGAACAGTGGTTATCGCTCGTTAGAATGGGAGTTGTCGCACGGTAGAAGCGGAACGTCAGAACATACCTTTACTGGTTTAGGAGCCGTAGATTACACGTGCGCTAACATGGAGCTGTTGCTAGAAGAGCTTAGAGCGTCCGACTACAAGCGTATCTGTTACTATCCAGATCAGAAGTTTATACACTGTGACCATAAAGGAGACAGATACCACGAATTTGAGGCAGATGAGGATGGCAAATGGCAATACAAGGGCGAAAGAAAATAAAAACGGTTACGATAGATAATCGTAGCGTGCCTCAAGGAAAGTTTCAGAGCGTTAAAGAAACTAAGATGCCTGAAGTAACTAGACGTAAAAAGGTATTGAGTAGGGGGCGTATCCTTCCTATAATTGATTTCACCGTATATTTAATTAACAAAAGAGCCGTAACTATGACTTGGAACTGGTTAAAATCCCGATTAAAAGAACCCTCCACCTATCAAGGAGTAACCGCCATAGCTGGTGCTATTGGTGTGACCGTACAACCTGACCTATACGAATCCATTGCAGCGTTGATGTTAGCCATCATTGGTGTAATTCAGACGATTAAGAAGGAGAAGGAAGATGATAATTTGCACAATAAAAACCCTTAAATCTGCACAATAAAAAACTTGACTAATTAATTAAAGTTAGTTAGATTTATCCACAGTCTTATGCGAGCATCAACCCCCCAGTGCTAGACTGCTTAGTGGGGGGTATTTTTTTATTAACACAATAACAGAAGTATACAAATGATAGAGCATCACGTAGTAAATTCTATATGCAACCAATTTAACCTGACTCACAACGAACTCAGAAGTCAAAGCAGAAAAACTCACCTTGTCGATGCCAGACAATCTTGTGCGTTAGCGTTAAGAAAACTTGGAAAAACCTACAAATTTATAGCAAATATTGTAAATCGTAAGGATCACACCACAATTATGCACCTTATAAATAGAAGGTCTCATAATTGGCACGAGAATGAGCGTATAGCGCACGAAACGGTAAAGGCATATGAGGATATGGACTCACCTAAGATAAGGACTTACAAGGTAAATATGGAAGAGTTTTTA